GGTGTTGAGGATCGCGTCACACCGACGAATCGGGACGCCCAGGAACGACATGTAGCGGCGCGGAGTGCCGAACTGGTTGTGGCCGGCTTCGAGGGCCAGCGCACCGATGCTCTTCTCCATCGCCATGCGCGCGAGGGCGCTGTGGGCGGTGCGGTTCATGTAGAACGCTGGTCTGCAGAGCCCGAGGTTCGGGATGCGATACACAGCCTTGGACATCGCGTGGATGATGTTGAACGCGGTCGCGGTGGGTAACTGCGTTTCCACGAGGCCGGTCAAGTCACTGACCTGGATGTTGCAGATGCGCGCGGCGTATCGCCAATCCTTGACGACGAGACCGTTCTGCCAGCAATACCAGTCGACCAGCGCGCGCATCTTGCCGGTGTAGGCACCGGCGTCGTTGAACACGTCGACGTCCATCACGCCGAGGTCTTCCTGCTGGATGCCCGCGTTGCTGCCCTTGGGGAACGTGCAGAACACCGTCTCGTCACCCCAGCCGACGAGGTAGATCGAAGTCTGGGCCAGTGCCGTCGCAGTGCCATCGTTGCAACTGATGACGTTCTGGCTGTTGCCGGCCAGCAGGGACGAGTAGCGCGCAGCCAGACCCATGAACTGCTTGGGGTCCGCAGCACTGTTGCCGTAGAACATGGTCGACGTCATCGTCTGGTTCATCGCCTCCAAGCGGAGACGCGACTCCGACAGCCGGAACGCGGCCTCGTCGTCTTCCAGCGAAGCGAGCGCACGGTCCACCTCGCTGCGAGACTCCAGCATGCCGATGCCTTCGGTGAGCTGCGCGGTGCGGCCCTTCGAAGGCTTGATGCCCTCGTTGAACGAACGCCAGTAGACGTCGGGCAGACCGGTCGCGACGGTCACTTGGTGACCCGTCGCACCGTTCGCCTGCTTGAACACGGCGTCGTCGAGGATCTCGTTCGTCTGCGCCAGGATGTTCGCGATCATCGCGATCGTGCCGTCCGGGTCGCGGCGCTTCACCCAGTCGGCGAGCGTTGGATTGTGAGTTGCGATAGCAGCCATCTGTTACCTACTTCCTCTTTGCTGATGTTGGGAACAGCTTCGCCGCCGCCGCATTGTTGTGGGCGTAGATGTCCGCGGTCGCAAAGTCGGGACCAGCAGAACCACCACGCGCACCGTCGGCGATGAAGCTGTCGTCACTGATCGCACGACCTGCCTTGAAGAACACGCGGACGATCTCCGGGTTGCTCTCCAGACCGGTCGCCTTCAGCAGCTTCCGCAGCTCGGGTGACGCGAACGCGTCGTAGGCTTTCCGCGCAGTCGCCAAGTTCTCGGCCATCTTGCCGCCGCCAAGCTCCGGGTCGGCCCGCAACTGCTCGCCCCACTGCTGCCGTAGCTGCGTGATGCGTTCCGTTGCCGCGGCGTTGATACCGGTCGCCAGCTTGTCGAACATGGCCTGCGCTGCTGCCTGCGTCAGGTTCGCGGCCTTCGCCGCTTCACCGAAGGACGTGACAACCCCTGAGTCGAGATCCGCGCCCTCGGGCGCAGTGAAACTCTCGTAGGTCTCGGGGGCACCTTCGGGCTGCTGATCCGCAGCCGCCGCGTCGCCCGTGGGCTTCGCCGTGTCGGTCTGCGGGCCCGCCTTCGACTCCGAGTCGAGGGAGGGAGCGGCTTCGGGCACGTCAGCGCCAGCTCCGAGCTGGCCCGCGGGCTCCGTCGCCGGCGATGCGCCGTCGTTGGATGATGTTTCGGGCTGCGTCGCGTCTGTCTGTTGTTCGGTCATCGGTTCTCTGTGTGCATCACCAGCCACAGCTCGGGGCACAGGGCCATCGCCCGATCGGTCAGCTCTGCCCTGCCGAAATCCCGTAGCGCGGTGTAACTGATGCAGACGGTGTTGTTGGAGCTGAAGCACACCTGCCGGCCGTCGGTGCCCTGCACGAGCCGCCAGACCACCCGGCGGCCCCAGGGCTGCGACATCACGGCGACGAAGTCCTCGTCAGCCTGCCGCCTCTGGGCGGCCTCCTGCTCGGCCCTGTCCGTCTTGCGGCGGGCCTCGGTGCTGTGCGTGCTGGCAGGCATTCGGTTGGGGGTTATCGCAGACTGGTAGGGAGAACGCAAGGTCACCGCTTCCGCAGCTCCGCGATGATCTCGTCGAGCCGGGTCTCGATCACCGAGTTCGCCTCGCGGATCTCCTCGGCGTAGTGCTCGACCCTGGTCTCGACCCGGGTCAGACGCTCCTCGAAGCCGAGCAGGGTCGAGATGACCCAGCCCAAGGCACCGGCAGCGGGCACAGCCGCGCCAGCCGCCACGCCCCACATGGTGCGGGGCGTGACGTGGGGGGCCGCGATGCTGTTGGGCTGGTGGTTCATCAGTAGGCCGGCTTCGGCTTGGGCTTCGGCTTGGGCTTCGGTTTCTTCTTCATGTCAGCTCGCGATCGGCGCTGTGCTCATCTGCAACGTCGCACCGTCCCACATGATCAGCTGGTCGAGGAACATCTCCTGCAACGGAGACCCCAGGTTCGCCAGGAACCACGGCTGAATCTGTCGCGTGATGCTCGCCGGATCGCCCCACGCTGGCAGCGTGCGCGCGGTCACATACTCCGTCCCGCTGGGCGACCGGACCATCGCGATGACGTGCCCGGTCGACTCGACCTGGAGCAGACCCCACCACGCAGCGTCGCTGTTCGTCGGCGTCGGAGGGGCCGACGTGAACGCAGCAGTCGATGTCGACTCGCTGGTCTCGGCCAACGACATGAACCACGTTCCGCCGGAGTATGTGATCGCCCAGTGATTCGCCGGCGTGGCCCCGGCGACCATCGGCCCGCCGAGACCCATCATGCTGATGGTGCCGCTGGTGATGTTTCGCAGGTAGAACCGGAACGCGAGCGTGATCCACCCACTGGTCAGCGTCGGCCACGCTGCGTCCGACACCGTCGGCCACATCGCGACATGGTTCACTGTGCCCGGCGTCAGCCGCACCCAACCCACGCCGCCAAGGATCGGCTGCGGCGTTGGGTTGGTTGCAACCGTCCCGATGGTGCCTCCTGCCGGCGCGTCGGTGACCCAATAGTTCGGGTGCTGCGTCCGTTCCTCGAAGTGCTCGACGAAGCTCGGCGGCAACCGCAGCATCGTGCCGAGACGCCCTGTCATCACGCCCTGCGGGCTCCACGTCGCACCTGATCGCTGCCACAGATCCAGCCCGATGTCCCAGTAGATGACGTCGCCGGCGACCACGGCCAGCGTGCCGCCTGCACTGCCGGCGGGCTGCGCCATCGTGTTCGCTTGCCCCACGTTCGGCGACACGATCAGCAGCAGCTGCGATGATGTCTCGGGTGCGACGGGCAGCGTCGAGTTGCCGACCCAGTATGCGACCGGGATGCCCTTCGCGATCGAGTCGGTGTCGTTCGACGGCGGCAACCCACCGCCGGCCACCAGCGCGTCCACTTCGGCCGTCGAGTAGACGTCGAGGTTCGTCCTGCTCGTCGGCGCACTCGCGACGTCGCTCAGGTTGCTGGCCTTCGCGAGCTTCAACGCTGCGATGCCATCGACCTCCAGCTTGCTGTAGACGTCGAGGTTCGATCGCGACACCAGCACGTCCGCCACGTCACTGAGATTCGCGGTCTTCAACAACCGCAACGCGAGCAGCGCGTCGATCTCGGTCTCGCTGTAGACGCCACCCAGCAGCGCGTCGACCTCGGCCGTCGAGTAGACGTCGAGGTTGGTGCGCGAGAACGGCACGCTGGCGACGTCCGACAGGTTCGCGCTCTTCAACATCCGCGCGAGATCGCCAGCCTGCATCTCCGCGATCGATGGCACGTCGAGGTTCGTCCGCGCATCGGACACGTTGTCGACATCGGACAGGTTCGCCACCTTGGCGAGCTTGCCGTCGAGCAGCGCGTCGACCTCGGTCTCGGTGTAGACGTCACCGAGCAGCGCGTCGACCTCGGCAGTGCTGTAGACGTCGAGGTTCGCTCGCGCGTCCGGGACGCTGTTGACGTCGGACAGGTCCGCCGTCTTGTCCATCTTGGTATCGAGCGCGTCCAACGTGGCCGCAACGAACAGATCGAGGTCGTCCTGCGTGACCATGTCGACGGTGAGCCACAGCGCACCAGTCCACAAAATGATGTCACCGACCCCTGCAACGATCGGCGTGGTGCCGTCGGGCTGGAACAGGCCCGTCGTGCCGACCTGCATGATCTGCCCCACGAACTGCCCGACCGGCACAGTCGTGCCAGACGTTCCAAGCCACAGCACCGGGACGCCGAGACTCACTGCGTCCACGTCATCGAGCGGCGGCAGCTCCGCAACGCTGGCACCCAGGTCCGAGAGCACCCACTGCGTCACGTCCCACCACAGCACCGACTCCTGCGTGACACTCAGCACCCCACCACCGGGCTGGTTCCAGTCGAACGGCCCGTCAACCTGGATCAGCTGACCGCGGAACACACCCTCGGGGAGATCCGGCGGGTCGAGCCACTTCTCGGGCACGCCGCGACCCACGGCTTCCTCGGGGTCGGCAGGCGGCGGGGGCGGCAACGGCACCCATTGCGGCTGCCACCACAGACGCGTCCGCGGCACGAGCACAATGGGCGCGCCGTCGGGCTGGAAGTATGTGCCGCCGACGAGCACCTGGATGATCTGCCCAACGAACTGCCCGAGCGGCAGCGTGAAGTCGAACCACGTCGTGGGGACGCCCTTGCCGGCAGCGTCCGCCGGATCCGTCGGGGGCAGACCGGTCCCGCCACCGCCGCCGCCGGCGGGGAAGTCGTCCGCGTTGACGACGCGCACGCTGACGATGTTCGTGTGCGGACGCCACCCGTCGACCTGACCCTGGGTGTGCTTCCAGTGCCGGGGGTTCCCGCGTGGCATCAGCGCACTCCCTGCGGTGTCTGGTATCCGCCGGCCATCGAGAGCGGATCAACGGGTGCCGCCGCAGCAGCCATCGCTGCGTCCTTCGCGGTCGCTGCGGCCTGCTGCTGCGCGCCGAGCGCGGCCTGCGCCGTGGCAACCTTGGCCCGAGCCGCGCGCAACTCGTCAACGTCGGCGTCGTCACGCAGGATCTTCGGAGGCGTGTTGTAACGCACCGACATCTCGGTCACCCACTCGTCGATGTTCAGCCGGTCCAACACGTCCGGCCAGAGCTGCGACACAGCGCCCACGCTGGCGACGAACCGGTCGATGCTGTTGATGCCTGCCGCACGCTGCGCCTGCGCCAGCACGCTGACGAACTCGGCGACCAACGGCAGGCCCTGGATGTCACCCGGTGCCGGCGGGATCAGACCCGCACGACCCATGTATTCGAACGCGAGGTCTACAGCCGGCGACAGCAGCTCGTTGTCCAGACGCTCCAGCACAGGGCCCAGCATCAGCAGCTTCTCGGCGTGCAGCTCGGCGACCTCGGTCGCGGTCCGCTGCGGCGGTCCACTGGTGCTGTGCAGCATCAGGAACAGGTCGGCGAAGAACGACCCGTTGATCCGCGACCGCACGTCGTTGATGTCCTCCAACAGCGCGGACAGATCCAGTCGCGTCTCCCAGACAGGTCTGATGCCGCCCTGCGCGCCGGTCTGATCGACGTAGTTCTCGCCGCCAGGGTCGAAGTTCTTCTCGCGGTTCTTCATCTCCGACGGCATCTGCACCGGCGGCTTGACCAGATACGCGATCGCTTGGCCCTTCCTGAACTGCTCGTCCTGCAGCTGGATCGTGTCGGGCAACGCCTCCATCCCTGGACCGTTGCCGTAGACGTCACCGGGTGTCAGAGCCCACCGCGGCGCCACGCACGGGAACCGCATGAACCCTGCGTTACGCAGCACGTCCTTCGCGTCGTGTTCGTTGTGGCCCACTTCGAAGTAGACCGATCGGAACGGCATGTTCGGGCCGTCGATCTTGTGGAACATCCGGTCGTATCGCGGCTCGATCGCGTGCACGACATCGACCCACTGGTCGAGCTGGCCCTCGCGGAACATCGACTGCACAGACTGACTGCAACGGTCGAACCCGAACTCGCGCACGATCTGCGAGACGGTCATCTGCAGCTCGCGATACAGCGTGGTCACGACGCCCTTGCTGTCGGTCGCGAGGTAGTATTGCCCCGCGGTCAACGCGTGGCAGTGCATGATGTTGTCGAAGTCCGGGACGACCACGGCAGCAGCGGTGCCGTAGACGCCGATCTCTTCATACATCTGGTGCAGCACCCGGTAGAAGTTGGACCTCGACAGCACGCGCATCAGGCGCGTCGTCACCTCGTCCAGCCACAGACGCACGTCGTGCCGATCGTTCAACTCGGGCACCGGTGTCTGCAGCCGCACCCACGGCTGATGCGGTGACGACATGCCCGACATCAGGCCGGCACCGAGCACCCGCGCTGCACGCGTCGCGGTGTTGTCGATGATGTTGTCGTTGCGCCCGCTCGCTTCGCTGTCACGGTTGCCTTCGTCGAAGAAGTAGCGACCGGTGCGGGGCATGATGTAGTCGCTGCACTCCTTGTGGTGCGAGAACCAGCCCTTGCCCTGATACTCGCTCTTGAGTGCACGCCAACGCCGCCGCACCTCGTCGAGCAGCGGGCGGGTCTGCTTGCCTTCACGACGAGCCACTGACGCGGCGTTGGATGATGTGTTCGCCATCACTGACCCAGCAACGTGTTCGTGCCCGGTGCGCCACCGGTGAGATCCGTAGCAGGCCGCTTGGTCGACCGACGCGACGCGTCGACCAGTGCCGACAGGTCCGCCGACTGCCGGTTCGCCTTCATGTTGTCGACCTGCTCCTGTCGACGCTGCGACGCCGCATCGTTCAGCGCCATCGACTGCGCGTCAGACTGTCGCTTCGTGCTCGCCTTCGCGGCCTTGCTCTGCTCGCGGACACCGTGCGCCTGCACGCCAGCACTCACCAGCGTTGCAGCAGCGACAGCGATCAGCGCACCCGTTGTTCCGATAGGCATAGGTCACCTGTCCAGCCACTTGAAGTGCGACCGCTCGATCAGCTGGTATCCAGCCCGAGCCACGAGATCGCCGATCCTGCTCTCGCCGTCGTCGCCCACGATGTCCGACAGCACGATCCCGATCGACCCGGTCTCGGCGGCCCACTGCTCGAACTGCCGCAGCAGCTTGATGCCTGCGCCACCTTGCCGGTGCGACGGCTCGACCCACCACGCCAGCTCGACGGCGAGCGCCGGCGAGTTCGGCGGCGTGAACCAGAAGCGCCGATGCACCGCCACCAGAACCCCGACCAGCACCCGGTCCTCGTCGGCTACCGCGACCCAGAGGAATCCCTCCAGAAGGGCCAAGCGCAACGCCGCGGCCAGCTCCACGTCGTCGCCGCGCGGCGACATCGGATGGTAGGCCAGGAACCGCTGGCCCATCGCCACCAGCTCGGGCAGGTCATCCTCGACGGCGGACCGGATCGACACCACGGCCGGGAGTCTACCCAGGGCCAACCCGAGAACGCTAGCGTCCCCTTCGGCGCGACTGCTCGCGCTTGCTGTAGGGGTTCCATTCCTTGCGCTGGGCGGCCTGCGGCTCGCGCCACCGCTCGCCGAGCGGCACGCCGGGCCTCGGCCACGCCGTGTCCGCGATGTGCCTCCGAGGCACCACGGGCGCGGCGAACGTCAGCGCCAGCGCATCCGCGATGTCCGGGCTGCCGGCGTCAGGCAACCGCTTGCGGATGTCGTCCTTGCTCTCCAGCTCGATCTGACCCTTGGTCGTGAACGAGTAGGTCGGCGTCGCCAGCTCCTGCTGCAGGGACAGGTCCCGCGGCAGGGCGCCGCCGGCGATCAGCCACTCGCGCATGCCCCACCACATCTCGCTGCGCCTGTTGGCGAACCGCGCCGGCTTCAGCGCCACACCGCCGAACGGCACCTCGATCGGGTCGTAGCCCATCTGCCGTAGCCGATCGATCACGCCAGCACCCATCCCGGCGTCGATGAACGTCGCGTCCGGCGTCCAGTCCTGCATCTCGAACGCGACCCGAGCTGCGAGGTCCATCTGATCGACGTCCCGCAGCACGATCGGCGTGAGCATGCCGAGACCCTGCCTCTTGACGATCACCGATCGGTCGTCGCCGAACCTCGCAGGGTCGACACCGATGACGCGTGGCGTGTGGATCAGGTCGGCAGGCGTGTAGACCCGCTGCGCCGCGGCCATCACGTCGGCGAGCCCGATCAGCTGGTCGTCGCCCTGCACCGTGAAGTCGCACAGCATCTCGCGGGCCCATGCCTTCTCCGACATCGACGCCTCGGCCAGCGCGATCTCGGACGGCAGCAACGCGTTGGTCTGGTGCACGACCCACAGACCGACCCACCAGTTGGTATCGCCTGCGGCCATCCGCGCGAGCCCTCGGTAGTAGACCTGCGAGAACAGGTCGACCTTCTTCACGGTGCCGATGAACACCGCCCAGCCCTGCCGGTCAGTCAACGCGGGGAACACGACCTCGTCCCACGTCTCGGGCTTCATCTGCGCGACCTCGTCCAACACCACGTCGTCGAAGTGCAGCCCGCGCATCGAGTCTGGGTTGTCAGCACCGAACAGCATCACCGACGCGTTGTTGTGCATCACCTTGACCGCGAGGTCTGACTCGCTGATCTCGACGTGGCCGGTGTGCAGCAGCGGCGCGACGATCTGCTTGAGCCGAGCCCACGCGATGATCTTCGCCTGCTTCCTCAACGGTGCCACGTAGCCGAACATGCCGAGCGGTCGAGTGCACTGCAGCGCGCCGTTCAGCAACTCACGCAGCGCCCACTCCGTTTTCCCCGCTCTGCGATGCAGCACCAGCACCGTGAACCGGCGCCGCTCGGTGTGCGCGATCAGCTGCCACTCGCGCGGTCGGTAGTCGAGGCTGACCGTGACCATCAGTTGCTGGTGGTCGCCAGCACCACACCGTGCGCCTCCCACACGTCGGCCTGCTGGTAGGCCATCGTGTGATTGATCACCGTGCGGAGGAAGATCCGCTTGCCCACTCGCACCACCTGTGGACTGCCACGCACCAACGCAGTTCCCACTGCCACGCCCTGCTTGTCGAACAGCCCCACTGCATGCACAGCTCGATCGTCTTCGTCGGTCACAGCAGGTCCTCGATGGTGGGCACGCTCGCGGTGATCACCGCAGCGCGTTGAGGCACACCGGTGACCACGGTCAGCGTGCGCTGGATGTTGGTGTTCTCGTTCTTCTGCTTGGGCTGGAACTCGTCGAGCAGCCGCTCGGCCATCCTCATGCGCGTGTCGAGCCGCAGCTTCAGCGCCTGCAGCTTCAAGTAGCCGTCGTCATCAGCGCGCAGGGCGTCCGCCTGATCTGCCAGCGCGACCATCTCGTCCATCTCCCGACGCAGGTGATCGCACAGCACGTTGCGGTATGCCTGCCCGAGTTCCACGTGCTCGCGAAGCAGCCGGCGGAACCGCAGCCGCCCGATGCCCGACTTCGCACACGCGGTGTCAGGCTGCATCCCGCACGCGATCCTGTGCGCCGCGGTCCACGCCCGCTCCAGCAGCGTCTGCCGCACCGGCTTCTGGCTGACCAGCGGCTGCGCCGGCGGCGCCAGCGTGGCCCACGCAGCCTGCATGGCCTGGGCTGCGCGCTGCTCGCCCACGCGGGCCAGCTCCGCGACAGCACGGCCGCGCTCGGCCTCAGTGCGGCCCAGGGACGGTGTGATCTGCATGACCTCCCGAGGGTATCACAATGCCCACGCGCCCATCCAGACGGCGCCGCCGGGCTGCACAGGCCCCCAGGCGCCCGCGAGCAGCCGCACGTCGCGATCGTCGCGCTGGAGGCCCTGGAACACGCCGTCGACCGCGCCCTTGCAGGCCGCGATCAGGTTGTCGAGGTCCCGGTGCCGGAGATCGGGCGGGTGGAAGCGGAGCAGCACCCCGAGCTGCCCTGCCGGCAGGACGTCGGCGAGGATCGACTCGCCGAGACCCTGCATCCGGTAGGCCCGCCGGGCTGCGCTCCGGTCAGACTGGTGCCGGGTCGCGGTATTCGGGTGACAGAACTTCGGAGGCCAGGGCAGCCACAGGCCCCAGGTTGGGGCGATACCGCCGCAGGTTGGCTCGTAAACCGTGTTTCGTGTCAAGACGGCCTCTAAAAACCCCAACTGGTTTTCTGACTGCGCCCACCCTCCGTTTCATAGAAACGGAGGGGGTTGGGGCAGACGAAAACCAAAAACAGTTCGTAGGAGTTGGCAGTTGGTGTGCCCCGCTGTGCCCCAGGGCACACCAAACGTGTTGCCTTGCAACAGGTTACGTGCGACATCTCGACACCTTTAGAAACATAAACGGGGCAACGGGTATATCGCCCATTTGGTGTGCCCCAAGACTCTTGGGGCAGCGGGGGGTGTGCCCCAAGGTTCTTGGGGCACACCCCCTGGTAGACCGTAACAGCATCCATCTCGTGTTCTAGGCGGTATTTAGGTCAGATCACCCTGTCTTCGAGCCACTTTTTACCTCGGGGCAGCACTGACCAAACGGTGCCTAAGTTCCCTTGTCGCGCCTTTGCGACCATGGCCGCGCTCGCCAGGGCCACGAGCAGGTCTTCGCGGTTCCTGCGTGTCACCTTCGGCCACCTGGGGTCCCGCACGAAGCTCCGCGCCGTGAACCCACCGATCCCGATCGCGCACAGCACCGACTCAACGATCGGCTCCAGCTCGGTAGGGAACTCCCCGGGCTGTGCGTCGGCACCTGCCTGGGGCGCTTCGTAGGGCTGCAGCGTGACGCCCAGCTCGGCCACCCCGTCCACCGTCTCGCCCGTCTCCACGGCCACCAGACGCAGCGTGATCGGCTCCAGCTGGGCCCAGTTGCGGCACTTCATCGGTGTCACGACCACCAGATGCGGCGTCGGGTGCGCCCTGCCGGCGACCGGCAGGTCGCCGAGTGGGTCCACGTCGTCGCTGAACGGATCCGATGCCACCGCCGCGTGCCTGCGCGTCGTGATCTTGAACGTGCCATCCAGGGCCGCTTCGAACGCACTGCTGCCTCGACCTGTGTCCTTGTTGGCCTTGCTGGTGTGATGGCAGAACGCGAACAGGCACCGCAGCGCGCTCTGCATCGTGATGCTGTTCCGCATCGCCAGCGTCATGTCCTCGGTGCTGTCCTCGTTGCCAGCTCCGAAGTTCGTTGCCGTCGTGTCGATGATCACCAGCACCGGCATGCGACCACACTGATTGATGATCGCCTGCGCGTGCCTCGCCATGTCTGCCGCGTCGAGCAGCTTGGTCGGCATCTGGCTGATGTAGATCGGCACCTTCGCAGGGTCGAGCCCACGCACCGCGCACTCGGCAACCGCGCGTCCTGCAGCTCCTGCTCGGTCTTCACCCACGATCAGTGCAACGGGTCCATGCAGCAGCACCGCGCGACCACAGAACGTCGGCTCGTTCGTCGCGAACGCGAACGCCATCGACAACGTCCACGCTGACTTCCCACTGCTGGGTGGTCCGAATGCCTGCACCATCCCTGTCGCCGGCAGCAGACCCTGCACGGCGAACCTCTGCCTGCCCACGATCGCTCGCGTGTC